CATCATCCTTGTAGTACTGAAGATTTCCTGTAGGTTGTCCACTTATAATACAATCATATCGTAACCCAACATAAGCCGCATTTAACTCCAATGTATAATGAATTACCGTTAATCCTTTTTTCATAGCATGTGTACCGATTGCCTGTAGTGTCCATGATTTACCAATCCCTGCTGGAGCAACTATCACTCCAAGTTCTCCACCTGCAAGTCCACCATCCATTAAATCATTAACACTATCCCAACCCGTAGGTTGAGTATCTCGTGCTTGTTTTGTCATTCGTTCTTCAAACCCAGTAATGTATTCGTGTCCGATATCTCTTTCCATACCAGCAGTCATTGCTTTATCTATAATTCCCTTTATATCGTCATATTGTTGTGTTTCCAACAATTCTACCGATTGCATAATTGCATTTTTCATTATTTGATTTTTACAAAACTCTAATGTTTTTTCTTTAACAAATTCTAAATCTGGATCTTCTCTATGTTGCCAAGCACCTCTCAATGAATCTACAATTGCTACCTTTAATACATCATTCTCTACATCATCAACCATAACTTTAATACTTTCCATAGTTGGTTGTGATTTATATTTAGTAAAATAATCCTTAATTGATTTAACTAAAAATTTATTTGAATCTGTATCAAAATAACTTACTTCAAGAATATCAATAATTTGTTTTACAAACTTTACATCAGTTAATAAACTTGAAATAATTTTACTCTGAAAGGAAGTTCCGTATTTTATTAATGATTCACTCATGGTGTTGCCCATCCATCATCTCCGTATGGATTTGGAACATTACTCTCAATATGTTTTTCCTTTTTGAATACAAAGATAGGTTCATACTTTGAACCTGAACCATCACCATCTCTGGCCATGGTAGATAAATTTAATCTAAGTGTGTTGATATGACTATAACCTATTTTTTTTGCTATTTCTAAAGTACCGTTTTCAATATTTTTCCCACTCGAAGTGTTCGCTATATTCAATAATAAATATCCATTTACTTTCGTAGAATCAAAAGTATTTTGTAAAGTTTGAAATAAAAATCCATCTATCCATTCTTGTTCTGTTGGAAATTTAATATAACTTTGAGTAGGTTCATCCGCATACTTTTCAGTATTAAAATATGGTGGTGAAGTAAAACATAAATCTACTTTTTCTTTTGGTTTAAATACTTCACTACCAAGACAATGTAATTCTACTTCCTTACCAAGATAACTAAACTCTTCTTTAATCTTATTCAATCCCTCAAATGTTTTTGTTGAAGGTTCTGTACCAATATACTTTTTAATTCTTTTAGATGAAAGTGCACCAAGTAATCGTCCACCCCAACCACAACTCATATCCCAAACAACTCCATCTCCACCATAAGTTTCATAAATGTATTTTGCAGCAGTAGGACGAAAGTTAGATACGGTTTGTGTTCCACCATATATCTTTATGTTCTGTCTGAATCTATTCTCTGTCCAATGTGGTTTATCACTATGATTGTAATGCCATTTAATTGTCTTCTTGATAACCTCTTTCAACTTGTCATCATTGTGGAAATTTTCCATTGGTGTGGTTTTTGCATTACCACAAGGAACTTCCCAAAATTGTGGAAAATAACTCCAAGCCAACCTCAATCCATTCATAGTCTGAGTTATCTCATCACCATCAAGTATTTGTTCGTGTTTAAAATTCTGTAACTTTCTTATTTGTTCGTGTTTCTCTTCTTCACGAATTGTATAATGTGGGAATCCATTCTTTCTATAATACTTGAAGATAATCTCAACTGCATCTTCTATTTCTATTTTATCTAAACTACTACATACCTTATGATAATCTAAAGATAACTTATCTTCATCAAGAAATTTACTCAATACACTATAGTCTACTGAACTCATTCCAAGTTCTCATACATATCATGTACCTTTTTATCATAAAATTCTTTTCTTTTCTTTTCACGATATCTTTCTCGAGCCTTTGATTTTATCGTATCTGAATTTCTTCTATAATGCTCCATTTGCCATCTCTTTTGAGCTTCTTTTTTTTCCTTTTTTGTTTTATATTTAATTTTTCTACCCATTTTTTAATACTCCCCTGATTGACAAGTGTAACAGGGGCAATTCCCATACTTATCGGGATCACCTTTGTATTCATTTACATACTCTCTAAAAGTTTTTATATCTTGTGAACCACCATATTCATATAACCATTTACCATATATGTGTTCTAATTGTTTTTCTGTATACTCCTTATCCATGAGTTTTCTCCGCCATGAAATTTAATCTATTAAATGTTGTTGCCAACCAACTATTTAAATTAGGTAGAGCTGTGTATAACTTATCTTCCAAAAACATTTTTTGAAATTTATGTTTAATAATTCTTTGGATTGGTTGTTCTAATTGATTCTTAACTCTTAACTTTGAACTGCCAGACATAATACCATCTGTTAAATCCATAAGTTTTTTATTCAAATGTAATTGTTCTTCTGAATCACTAATTATTTCACATACTTTATATTTGTCTTTATTTACTTGAGAACTTTTCAATATATCTTCTATTGTAATCTCATGTGGTGATTCAAGAAATGGAAACACTTTCAATAATGTTTTTAATCCTGCCCCTTTTATTCCTGGTATACCATCTGATTTATCACCATCCAATATTCTATACAATAAAAAGTTTTTAGAATTGACTCCATATTCATTTAAGATTCTCTCTTCATCATACATTAATTTTTTTGTAGGTGAATAGACTTTGATATTTTCATCAACTAATTGTAGAAAATCTTTATCGGTTGACATTATAGTAGATTTTGAATCTTTGAATAAATGTTTAGCACAATATCCAATCACATCATCTGCTTCTATATTTTCGATATTGGTAATGGTTAAAGGTAAACACTCAAGATATTCAATCACTCTATTTAATTGAGCAATCATCATCTTGTGTTCATCTTCACGAGTAAGCGAAACACCAGTAGTTCTATTCAAACGAACTGACATCTTCCTGCCCATTTTATATTCTGGAAAGATTTTTCTACGGCGGTTAGACCCACCTTTACCATCAAAAACTATGATGGTTCGTGTGGGTCTTACCATATTAATAGTATAACCAATTGACCTTAAAAAACCAACTATTCCACCAATGTGGATCCCGTCCTCATTAGTAGTTGGTATAGCGGAAAAAACTCTAATAAAAGTGTTTAATCCATCAATCAATAAAACCGAGTCATTTGGTTCACCACTATCAACCTTTCCGCCAGATTTTTTTATCTCTTCGAGTATAGATAAGTGTTTTTGATTAATCACCGATGACCTCATCTGTGAACTCTACATCATCAATACCAAGTTTTTCTTGATATTTTAATATAACCTTATCACAAATGATTTGATACACATATTCTTTTATTTCATCGTTACTCGTAATTAACTCTTCCCAATCTTTAGATAAGAATTTATGTTCTTTACCTTTTCCATCTGTGAGAGTGTACCATGCACCACCTGATTTAACTAACTTATGTTCTTTAAGTACAGTTAACCATGCACCATAATTATCTATTCCTCTATCGAAGTACATATCATAATCGGCATGTCTTAATGGTGGCCCTAATCTATTCTTAACAATCTGTGCTCTACATTTCATTCCCAATACATTTTTATCAGTATCTTTGATTTGCCCCATATTCTTTAAACGAATACGAGTTGAAGCGTGAAATGGTAATGCTTTTCCACCACTTGTAGTCCAAGGATCTCCAAACATAACACCAAGTTTTTGTCTGAGTTGATTTGTAAACACAAGAGCAATTTTCTCTCTACCAATCATTTGAGTAATCTTTCTCATAGCCTTCGAGATGATAATTGCTTTGGCTGTTGCCCAACCATCTTTATTAAAGTCCGCTTCTAACTCTACTTTTGTAGTAGCTCCAGCAAGTGAATCAACCATAATTGTTACCAATCTATCTTTATCTGATTCACGAACTTTTGTTACGATTTCTTCAATCGCTTCAAAGATATCTTCTACGGTTTCTAAATGTAGATATAACATCTTATCCATTTCAACACCTATTACTTCCAAAAACTCTTGTGAAACTGAAGTCTCTGTATCTATATAGACAGCGATTCCATCTTTCTTTTGAGTTTCTGCTAATATGTGGGCACCAAGTAGAGATTTACCACTTGATTCTAATCCATTGATTTCTGTAATTCTACCAACTGCAATTCCACCATCTGGTCTATTTGATATAGCCAAATCTAACATGGAACTACCAGTAGAAATAAAATCTTTGATATCGGTAGGTGTTGTATCCGTACCATCAAGAAAGTATGCTACTTTAGTATCTTTGAACTTTTTATTTAGTGAGTCGGCTAATGTTTTAGCCAACACATCATTTACTGATGACATTTTTTTCTCCTATCAATAATGTAATTGGGTGGTTAGGCGTACAATAACAGCCAACTCTTGTTCTCAATCTGTGAACTGCCACCCAAGTACGGGGTTCTTATTTATGAATTAAATAGATCATCGAAAGCATCTGATGTATCAGATACTTTAGACTTTTCCAATTCG